TATAATCTCGTCTGGAACGAATGGTTCCGAGACCAAAACCTACAGAACTCTCTCCCGGTCCCTACCGGCGACGGTCCTGATCTACCTGCCAATTACACCCTCCAACGTCGTGGCAAACGTCACGACTACTTCACCAGCTGCTTACCATGGCCGCAAAAGGGCCCTGGCGTTCAGATACCGCTCGGCGGCCAGGCTCCTATCTACGGCGACCCCGTCACCAGCCAGCTCAACGTTAAAGGCTCTGGATCCGCCGTGACCCGCATGGTCTACGGCGCAACTGGCAACTCATTCGGCCCAGCAGCTGCTACTGGCTTCGCCAATGGCGACACCATTCACCTTTCTGGCGCTCAACCTGGTCTGTACGCTGATCTCTCAGCCGCTACCGCGGCCACCATCAACAGCCTCCGCCAGGCATTCCAAATTCAAAAAATCTTCGAGCGCGACGCACGGGGCGGCACGCGCTACACCGAGCTCATTCGCTCGCACTTCGGCGTCACTTCACCAGACGCCCGTCTACAACGTCCCGAGTACCTCGGCGGGGGCTCGACCCCCGTCAACGTCTCACCCATTCCACAAACCTCTGGTACCAACTCCGAATCTCCCCAGGGCAACCTGGCTGCAGTTGGTACCTCTCTCCTGCAGGACCACGGCTTCACCACCTCATTCACTGAGCACTGCCTGATCATCGGCGTCGTTTCCGTCCGCGCCGATCTCACTTATCAGCAAGGTCTCAACCGTATGTGGTCCCGCAAAACCCGGTTCGACTTCTACTGGCCGGCCCTCTCTCACATCGGTGAGCAGGCCGTGCTGCAGAAGGAAATCTACTCGACCGGTGTCGCCGCCCAGGACGACAAAGTATTCGGCTACCAGGAACGGTTCGCCGAATACCGCTACAAACCCTCGATCATTACCGGACTCTTCCGGTCCAATGCCGCGCAGTCCTTGGACTCGTGGCACCTTTCACAACAATTCACTACTGCACCTGTTCTCAGCGCTGACTTCATCGTCGAGAACCCTCCTGTTGACCGCGTAATCGCGGTCCCATCGGAGCCCCACTTCCTGTTCGACAGCCAGTTCACCATTCGCTGCGCCCGGCCAATGCCGGTCTACGGCGTACCTGGCCTGATCGACCACTTCTGAGGATCTCACCATGTGGGGAGCTGCGATCGCTGCTGGTGCGTCCCTCCTGGGCGGCATGATGTCCGCCAAGGGTCAAAAGGACGCCAACAAGGCAAACCTGGCTCAAGCCAGGGAGCAAATGGCCTGGGAGGAGCGGATGTCCAACACCGCTCACCAGCGCGAGGTCTCCGACCTTCGCGCTGCAGGCCTTAACCCAATACTCTCCGGCACTGGAGGTGCCGGAGCATCTACCCCTGTCGGCACCAAGGCCGACATCAAAGACGAGATCACTCCCATGATCTCCACAGCTATGTCTGCACTAAAAACACTGTCCGAAGCCCAACTAACCAACTCACTCAAAGAAAAGGCTACGCAAGACACGAAGCTCTCCGAAGCTTCAACTTCTAACACTCAAATCGATACATTCAAAAAGGCCGCTGAAACTAAAAAGACCAAGCTCGAGCAAGACCTGGTCGCGGCCAATACCGGCTCTGCAAAAGCAGCCGAACAAAACATTCGCGAAGACACAAAAGTCAAGCGAGTACTTCAACACGTTCAAATGTCTGAAATAGACAAGAACAATGAGTTCACCAACTTACTCAAGGCCCAAGGCATTTCCGAAGGAATGCGCGCTCGCCTACTCTCACTCAACGGCTCACAAGCCGCTGAACTCTTAAAAACAATGGAAAACGAAGGAGAAATATCCGACACCGGCTATGGCAAAGCCATGCAATACCTGAAACGTCTTTCCGACTCATTACCTGGCATCCGCATCAAAGCAGGTGCCAGCTCCATGTCTACACATTAAGGTCGCAAAAAAGCCCAGGGAATTCTTTCCTGGGCTTTTTTGGACCCACTTCCGATAGGAGAAACACCATGTCATTCAATGAAAACCAACGCACTCCCCTTGCCGATCACAAAAACATCCCGTTCAGAAGCGCTTACTCAAAAAAACTTCAAATATCTCTGAGCTTCCCAGAATCATCACCACACACCCGGCAAGAATTCAAAGAAGAGTGCGACATTAACAACATCATGGCTCAGTACATGCAGAGCGGTGAGTTCTTCCACATCAACGAAGCCGCTCCACAATACCTCGACTGCACAGGCGAGGACTTCCGTCAGCACATGGACTACATCGCGGGCGCCTTCAGCATGTTCGAAGAACTGCCTTCGGCGATCCGCTCCCGCTTCGATAACGATCCAGCGGAATTCCTGGACTTCTGCTCCCAGGAAAAAAATCGGCCTGAACTGGCCGATATGGGCCTCCTCTCAGACGAGGCCCTAACACGCATGGCTACCCCACAGCCATCCTCTACGCGCGTCCCTGACGCGCCTACAGCGCCTCAGAGCCCTGCTCCTGAGGCCCCGTCAAGCGACGCTTGACAAACGCATGGGGCATATTGTATTTCCTTGATCTCAATATGCCCCATGACACCAAAAAAGGAAAAACCCATGAAACGTAGCCGCATGTCCTCCAAAGGCTCCAAAAAACTCTTCTCAAAAACCGCGTCGAAGACGCACAAAAAGAACGTGGCCGGCAACCCGATGCGGGGAGGCATCAGACTCTAATGCCCTGCTACAAGCCCGTTCCTGTATGGCGATCGAAACAGATGAACCCATCTGGCAAGCGATCGCTCGTCTTTTCCGAAAATCTCGGGATCGACGGAACGCGTCTTGAAATCCCCTGCGGCGGCTGCATCGGCTGCCGCCTGGACCGCGCTGCCGAATGGCAGACCCGTCTGATCCACGAATCAAAAATGCACCCCTCAACTGCTTTCTCACGTGCACCTACGATGACAAGCACCTGCCCAAGGATGGGTCACTCAACAAGAAGCACTTCCAGGACTTCCTTAAACGCCTCCGCAAACACACTAACGGAGGCATCCGCTTCTTCGCCTGTGGCGAATATGGCGAATCAACCAGGAGACCTCACTACCATGCAATCATCTTCGGGTACGACTTCCCCGATAAACGCAAGTACTCCAAAGGCTCCAAAGGCGACTATCTCTATAAAAGTCAAACTCTCGACACTCTATGGACACATGGCAATTGCCTTATCGGCTCTGTTAGTCCTGATTCATGTGGCTACGTCGCCCGTTACATAATGAAAAAAGTTCGCGGCCAAATGGCCGACGAACACTACACCACTGTCAATACTCAAACAGGAGAAATACACAAACTACTACCTGAATACATTCACATGTCTACGCGTCCCGCAATAGGTCTCACCTTCTACGAGGCATTCAAAGATGAAATCATCGAATCCGACTTTGTCCTGGTCAAAGGCAAAAAACGCAAAACCCCCCGCTATTACGACAAGCAACTTGAGAAAAAAAATCCTCAACTACTCGAAGACATTAAATTCCTTCGAGCTCAGTCAGCTCACGAAAGAAGAGCCGATAGTACGGATGACCGACTTGCTGTAAGAGAGCAAGTCAAACTCGCAACAATCAAACCACTTAAGAGGGATCTACAATGAAACTCGATATGTTCGCAGTCTACGACGTCAAAGCAGGCTCCTACGCTACACCCTTCTTTGCACCTAACATTTCCCATGCTCAACGCTCGTTCGCTTTCGCTGCGAACGACAGCAACACCGACGTTAACCGCTATCCATCTGACTTCTCCCTCTGGCACCTCGGCACCTTCAATGCCGAGACCGCCGAGTTCGACCTGGTACCGCCCTTCCAGCTCTGCCTGGCGGTAGCCCTCCTCAACCGCGACGAGGTATCAGACAATGTTTAATATGAAAATGCAGCCACGGCAGCAAAGATCTCATGTCTTCTCCCAGGTCCCGAAAGCTGAAATTCCCCGTTCGTCCTTTGACCGTAGTCACGGTCATAAAACCACGTTCGACGCGGGACTCCTCGTTCCCGTATTCGTGGACGAAGCACTTCCCGGGGACACCTTCAACCTCAAAATGACCGGCTTTGCCCGGCTCGCTACTCCCATCTTCCCCATCATGGACAACATGTACATGGAGACGCACTACTTCAGCGTTCCAATGCGCCTGGTGTGGGACAACTGGCAAAAATTCAATGGCGAGCAAAAAAACCCCGGTGACTCTACCGACTTCATCATTCCGCAGATGGTCTCACCCGCTGGCGGCTATGCCATCAACTCACTGTCGGACTATATGGGTCTGCCTACCGGCATCGCTGGCATCTCTCACAGCGCGCTNTGGCACCGCGCTTATAATCTCGTCTGGAACGAATGGTTCCGAGACCAAAACCTACAGAACTCTCTCCCGGTCCCTACCGGCGACGGTCCTGATCTACCTGCCAATTACACCCTCCAACGTCGTGGCAANCGTCACGACTACTTCACCAGCTGCTTACCATGGCCGCAAAAGGGCCCTGGCGTTCAGATACCGCTCGGCGGCCAGGCTCCTATCTACGGCGACCCCGTCACCAGCCAGCTCAACGTTAAAGGCTCTGGATCCGCCGTGACCCGCATGGTCTACGGCGCAACTGGCAACTCATTCGGCCCAGCAGCTGCTACTGGCTTCGCCAATGGCGACACCATTCACCTTTCTGGCGCTCAACCTGGTCTGTACGCTGATCTCTCAGCCGCTACCGCGGCCACCATCAACA